GCATTTGGGGAACGTTCCCAAGCGTACGATGTGCGATGATAATACAATTTATGAAAAACAAAAGAAGAGGCTCCGGCTGGCGACAAAGAAGAATGCCCGGCGACCTCACACAAAGATAGAGAAAAAGTGGTACTGTCCTGTTCTACGACTCGCGTCGATTCCGATTACAGGTAGGATCGAGTTTCAGTACAAAATTTTCCATCAAAACAAAAACAGTTTATACTATATCAAACTGCTAAACTTAAAGAAACGACTCAAGTCGTGTTCTTCTGGGGAGTGGCGGGGGGAGAGGCAACTTGCTGAACCGGCTCCGGCGCTTGGTGGGCTGCAGCGTAAGACTGCCCGATGGCAATGAGAAGCCGTTGGGGCAGACGGACATACAGATCGTCATCAGAGAAGTACCTGATGCGAGGCAGTTGGTAATACTGCCCCAAACCAACCTCCGACGCATCGATCCAGACACGCTGGCGACGATGACGCGGGTCACGACAAAGCTCCGGAAGAGCGACAGCGGGGGTGGCGACAGCAGGAGCGGGGACCACGGGCGCGATGTACATGGGCACCTGTGAGAAGTTGCGGAGGAGAGAACCGCCGGTGGGAGATGGTGGTGAAGACATAATAACAGAGAGAGGGGTGATGGAATGATGAAAATTAAAAACCCCCTCGGTGAGAGAACTATGAACCGGAACAAAAACGCTTTATACTATATCAAAGCGAGTAACTTAACCTGGATAAACAGGATTTAAATGGTGCCGATCATACCGGTGCCAGCAACCTCGAGATCCACAATGACCGTGAACACGAAGGCACCGGCTGAAGCGGCGGTAGCCGTACCGAAGGGCTGGTTTTCAAAACCGATCTGCAAGGAAGGGGCGTGGAGCCCAGGCAAGGTGGCGTGCAACGAATCCATGACGGGCTTGCCGAGAGGCCAGGGAACCTCGTGCTCGATGGCCTGCTGGACCGTGACGTTAGACCTCCACACCCAAGCTACATTAGGGGCGCGGCGGCGGACTGCGTCAAAGGTGCGCCCAGTGGAGGCGAGCGGAGCCCAGATGCCGGCATACCAATTGACGTCGACAGGGGCGGGAGGAGCCCGGATTGTGACTCGGGTAATCTTGCTGACGGAAAAGGAGGAGATCGGGGGATTGAAATCGATGGTGTGGAGAGGGATGTCGGTAAAGGATGCTGGGAGAGCGGCAGTGACGGTGGCGCCACCGACTGTGCCGGCGGCACGGCCGAGGGTGACGAGCCCGATGACGGTGGTGGCATAGGACACGTTGGGGGAGATGTAAGGCGTGGGGCCGGCGGGGACGGTGATGGTGACAGACCCATCAGAAGTGGTAGCAGTAACGGGCGCAGGGCTGCCCGAGGTGTAGAATCCGAGGTAGGACATGACGGTGTTAAAGAGTCCAGACATTGGGTGAGTTGTATGGGTGTTAGATCGTGGTGTGGTGATGGGGAGATAAAAACCCCCTTAGGATGGTCTCTATAAACAACATCCTCAAAATCGGCAAAAGAAAGCACGGGAAAAGTGAAATTCAAGAAAGTCGGCCGCGAAAAATCAATGTATGCGCGCTCTGAATGGCGGGAAATCATGGTCCACAACATGGGCCCACGGTTGTCCCCAGAAGAAAAGGTACCAGAAGGCGACAGCACGGAAAGGTCGCGATCGCAAATGTGTAATGCCACGACCGGGAAACGGGCACCTTGGGCGGTAACCACGGTGTATGCGTTGCCATCGGTGAGGAACCCAACTTTACACTCGCGCGACATGGTGATAGCCGGACAATCAAAAGCGGCAAGGCGTCGGACAAGAAATAAGCTCTCCTGAACTTTGGACAACGAGGTCCAGTGCTCGGGAATAAGCTTGTTGGCGTGCGCAATACGAATGACGTCCTGCGGGACGGTGAACGAGGTCGACAGCTCAACGGTCGGTTCGTTATCCTGCAAGCAAAATTTTCCTTGAAATATCTGGCCGAACGCCAGGTCATGGGTTTGGTACGGGTCGCCGAAGCCGATGACGCGAGTGGACGTGGCGGCGATGGCCCTGACGTGATACTCAGGATACAACCAAAGCTCGTCGACCAACAGCAAGGAATCATCGATTGGCAAGTCAAGAACGGTATGTTGGGTATAGGTTAGGATGTCAAGCCCTAGGATAGCAGCGCGAGTTTTGACGTCGTCGCATAGCTCGTTCGACGGGCAAACAACTATAACTGGATGTATCATGGCGAGACATAGGTAAAGGGTAGTTTTGGAACACCCTGCGATGCCTTGTACGACAAGATTGAAAGTAGAAGTGGGGCGGGAGTGCACGCGTTCAAGAAGGTAAGTCTGAGAAGGGGCGATGGAGTTCCAAGACGGCGGGTGCGGCTCATGAGTTTTGGTCGGCTTGGGCATGCGGCCGTCGGCGACTTGGAACATCATTTGTAGCGCGGTGACCTGCTCCTCAAGCCCGGGTATCTGCAAAACGTGTGAGAGCAATTTGTGACAAAATTCTCGGGTGCGCGACCAATCAGTCAAGTCAGGCAGCCCTTCCTCCTCGGTCGTCCAATCAACCACGGGGGGAGCCGCGATGAGACGGCGAGGCCCTGGGACAAAATGGGGATCGTAGCGGCGAAGGTTGCGGAAGAAATAGGGCGCAGGGCGCCGTGGAAACCGGCGGTAAAGATCAGGCCAAAAGAAGTGAAATCGATACACGAAAATAGTCAAGCACAAAACGACAACTTCAACTGATCCGGGCGGTGCCCAGAAGAACAGACGAGAATAGGAAAAGAACGGAAGGGTGTCGGGGACGGGGCATACGCCGACGTGATAAAACCAGTCGGTGGCCGGACAAACGGGAAATGAAGCAATATTGATGGGAACGGGGGCGATAGTCAACACAGGAAGTAAGCCTGTGCCGTCGAGAAGAGATGCGGGGGACGGTTGAATCGATTGGATACTCCCAGTCGTCGAGTTGCTGTAGCAGAAATATATGAAGCCAAACCAGCAAAGAATAAGGCGAATGAGGTCAGTGATGGCGAAAGGCATGATGACGGGCGGATAAAAACCCCCTAACGTGCTGGCCAGGCTGTATTTTTAACGGCCTCGACGCACTCGTGGTAAAACGTGGGGATTTTGTCAGGATGGCAGAAGCGGTGGAGCGGTCGGCAAAGGCGTTGAGTTTCCCTCCGCGCATTGTGTAAGCAGTAATGTGTAAACTGCGCGACCGGATCATCGGGGGCGGGTGCATCTTGGCTTGGGGGAGGAACGCGTTTTCTGTCTTGCACCAGCGTGCCGATGTGCATCGCGTATGCGAACACGACGCCCCATAGTCCGAACGAGCAGCGTAAGGCGCTGAGATGTGGCGTTCCAAGGACCCTCATCACATACGTGCCAAAGAGCAGACCAACGAAGTACCAAGGCAAATGCCACGGGAAGCACCAACATGTGGCGATGAACATGCCGACAGCGTAATGGTAATCGACGCGGCGCGATGCCCACCCGAACGTCAGAGCCAGATAAAACATCTCGTAGTTAGCGATGCCCAGTATAAGACCAGGGATGGCGACCAGCAATCGCACGAACACGTTGGTCTCGCCGGTGAGGATGTCCAGCATTTCCCATTGGTTTCGGATGATGAACATCGCGACGACAATGGAACCAAGGATGCCGAACATCAGCAAGGCCTTGTCCACGCGATACGAACGAGTGGGGGCGACGGTGCCATACAGAGCGTGTTCAACTCGTGCGGCGCGCACCTGCTTGTAACCTTTTGTCTTGCGTAGCCTGACGTGAAACGGGTACAGCACCATGCGCATCACCGTGTTGAAGATGATGGCAGACCAAAGGGCAGATCGCATCCCAGCGATCTCGTAGACGAGATAAGCAGGGACAAGACTAGCAAAGTGTGCGACCGGTGAACCGACGCTGAGCATGTCAAGAATGAATTCCTGAACGAAGGCGGCGATGGCATACAGCTGGATCAGCGTGCTATTGATGATGATGCGACGACGCGGACCGACGTAAGCTATGACAGCTGCGAAGATGAACGCGAGCACGACGTCAGAGCGCGACCCGTAGATGCCTCGCCGCTGCACGTGTCGCCATGCATGGCGACCACGTATAACGACGATGTGGTTGCCTTCAACCTTGAGCGACAAGTACTCGTTCTCGGTCGGCGGTGGGGGAGCGGGCCCGTCCTTCGGGTAAGTCCTAGGACCGGTGGTGCCGTTGCCTGCAATGCCAAAGTGTGCACATGCCCGTTTGATCTCGTCGGCATCCATGAAGAATGCGTTGGCATGCAAGGACGTACGATTGGCGGCGCGAACATCAGGATGCACGCCGTATTTGAGCCGCTGCGTAGCCACATACGCCATCACATCTTGAACAGGCACATCGGCTATATACGCGATCGCTGCAGGGGCGCATTGATCCTGCACGTCCTCGAACACTACTTCATGCTTGCCGCTCATACGAACTACAGGCATGTACGGCACCGGTACCTTAGACGGTCTCAGATTGGCATAGTAGGTGGCGGGGTCTGCGAGCGCCACGGCGGCCGCGACCATTTCCTCGACGACGGGCAACTCCAACTCGTGCTTCTCGCCGAGACACCGAACAAGCGCCTCGAACTCCGCCTCGTTGCAGTCAAGCGCAAAATCGCCGTAAGCGATTCGCTCATTCTCGGTGTTGTCCCGCTTGGACATGCGGAGAGTGTACTTGGCGAGGGCACGGATTGGATCCATGAATGACCGCCCGGACGGCAGGTAAACCCGGTTCGCGTGGTCGAGGTACGTGTAAGACTGGCATTTCTGAATAACGCCGGTTTCCTTGACCATGTTGATAGCGAGACGGAGTTTTGGGGGCTCGGGAGAAACGGTCTCGTCGTCGCCAAGCCCTATGATCAGGTCCGGCTTGCGCGTCTCCAGGTCATGCGAACATGCGAGTGTGCCAGCAGACATGAGGAAGTTGAAGAAACCAGTGCCGGGCTCTCCGGAAAAGAGCCGTTCTAGTACCTCGAACATGAGCCCAAGCATGCCGATGCCCTTGCATGTACGGCTGACGCGGGAGATCAAGTACAGCGTGATGATGGTGTCCTCGAACCCTAACAACTTCATGACCATCGCAATGAAGTACCGGTGCACATTGGTGTGCGACGAATCCTGCTGCGACAAGTCAATGGAAAGGGAACCTTGCTTGTGCGCACCGGTCGCCCGCACGGCGCGGTCAAGTTCCTCACGCGAGTAACCTGACGCGTAGATCACGTAAGGCTTGAGCATCAGTTGCAAGCTTTTTGTGGCAGCAACAATGAGTGGGCAAATGGTGGCGTTGAGCAACTTGTTGGTCGCAAGAATGCCTTGGCCGCACTCAGCGCAGAACCCGAAAGCTTTGAACTTAGGCTTGCACTGGCACTTCAAGAAGTATTCATTCTGCAAAGGGCGGCCACTGTCAATGAAGGGCAGCTCAGCGGCAACTTGCGCGACTCGCAGGCCTTTCTCGGCGTTGAACCAACTGGCGAACATGACCGCGGGAGACGGCAGCGCAACCACCACATCTTCGCGCAGGAACCCGCGGCAGAACCGTTTGAACATGATGTCAGCCAACATAAGCGCCTTCTTGTTCGGTATGACCACATTTTGAGGTTTAAGATACCGATCGAAGATGGCGTGGATGGACGCTAACACTTCAGTGTTCATGAACGGGTACCCGATATGATGGTACAAGGTCGGCTCGTGGAAATGACCGGTCTGAATCCATTCAGGGATGCGGGCGCGAAGCTTGGGGTCAGGCTTCCGGAAGCGGACGAATGACTTGTCGAGTGTGAGTTCGGCGGGTTGTGGCGGCTCCGGATGAATCGCGTAGAGTGCCTCAGCCAAAGACGGGGTGATAACCGCGAGGACGTTTCTATCCACGACGAGCGCTTCTTCATCGTCTTCTTCGTTGATCAACGGGCGCCCATTGAACTTGGGGCGCGTCAGCAACTGCTCGCTCTCGAACATCGGGTCCTGCGGGTATTCCGAAGGCTCGGCGGAGAGGGGCATGTCCAGCTCATCGAGAGAGGTGAAGCCGTGCTGCGCGAGATCAGACCGAGATCCGAACACGGTGGCGCCGCGACGCACGAGCTGGTTTGCTCTGAGGAGCCCGGGACGGAGCATGGCTTGCACCAATGGCGAGTTGTTGCGCGTGCCTGCCGGGACAGTGACCGTGACCGTTTGCAGCGCGCGTGTAAGAGCGAGCGGGAAAGCGTAGGGATTGGCTGCGAAGGCTATCTCATCTCCGGGGAAGAGATGGATATACACATTGTTGGCATCAGTCCCTTGCGACGAATCAATAGTGATGCAGCCTTGGAAGATGTTGGTGTTGGCATTGTGGAAGGTCAGATGCAGTCCCGGCCGCTGCGCGTTCTGCACCTGAATGTTGTTGACCCCTGGCATGGTGGTGACAAACTGGAAGGCGGGCCCAATCATCTGCACGCCGTACTCGGCCAGATAGATGGGCACAGCTCGATTATTGACGATGTCCGTAATGTCTTGGCCGTACCTCTGAACGGTGTGAGCTAGGACCACCCGATCGCACGGGACAATGTCGTGTGAAAACCGAGCGCCCAAATTGCCATTATAACGGCGCTGATCAGGTGCACCGAGACCAACCACGGGGATACCTAACGAGCATAGAGTGATGACGTGGCCGGCGGGGAATTGGTAGATCTCGTCTATGATGATGGCATCAGAGCCGCGGACCAGCTGTATGTTTGCCACAGCCTCGTCGAGCGTGAACACGGCATGACCGGGGAACACCTGTTGCCAGTGCTGTTGTAGCTCATTGGTGGGGACCACGACGCAAGCTCCGGGCGGGGCAATGCGACGCGCATGCGTAGACTTGCCGGTGCCTGCCGGGCCGACGATGAGCAAATCCAGACAGGTCTGCGGGTCCCAGTCCCAATTGTTCACGGCCCTCTGCTGGATTTGCGACAGGGCGTTGTTGGGCATGCCGGCCAGTGCAGCAATTGCGGCAGCATGGTTTTGTGCGGGGTCGAACTGATTAAGCAAGCGGCCGCCGCGACGCTGAGGGATGGCATTTTGGACGGTGAGCCACATCTCGCCCAAGAACGGCCAGAGGTTATCGATCTGCGGGAAGCCGATGCGGCTAGGGACGTAGCGGGCGGGACCGGCGCCGTTGACAGGAGGAGCAGGAGGCGGGTCAGCAATGGGAGGGTTGACCACGGGAAGAGCGGCGCCTGCCCGCCCGTTGGCCACGAACTTTTTGTCAGGGAGACGCGTGGTTTGAGCGAGTGAGCGGGCGGTGGCGGTTTGGTCGATGAAGTCAGCGGCGTAGTCACCGAGCGTGCGTTGGGACGTCATGGACGTCTCACCACGCAGGAACTTGGTGAAACGAGAGGCGATGTCCGGCTCCATTGCGGCCTCAGCACGGCGCACAGACGTAGCGAGCTCAGAATTGACCATGTCCAGGTGACGCTGTCCGAGCGTGGACCGGTGCATCATCTTTTGCACGTCGATGCAGGCGGCCATGGCAACAGAAATACGCTGATCGCTGGTAAGGACCCAACGGTCAGTGTATTTATCGTCGCCGAGGATGATGGCGGGGGTGAGGACGGAGACGCGTTCGAGGGCAGCTTTGAAAAGATTGTTGGCGAACTTGTCGTGATGAGTGGTTAAATAAGCGACGAGTCGCTCGAAGTGAGAGGCGGAAGTGAGGAAATCCGGGATGCCAGCCACATCACCGCTGATGTGCGCGTACTTGTCCATCATGGTGCGTAAAATGAGCGGGTACGCTTGGCACCCGTTCTCGTCTCCGGTGAGTGTGATGCGGTAGCATACAGCGGACCCGAATTGATACAAGCACTCAACGAACAGAGGATGTTTCTCGAAGCCAGAGAGCCACGTGTCGAGCCGAGCGGCGCGATGAGTGTATCCGGCATCACCGAAGCCAGGAAAACACTGAACGTGGGGGACGCCGCCGATGTCGACCTTTTTCCAAAACGCGCCGGTTTCGACTTCTTGGTACTCGTCGACGTAGGCGAGTCCGATGGGCAACTCAAGATTGACGATGGCGATAGGGGTGCCGTGAGCGCGCATGGCCTGAACCAGGGTGGCAGGGGTGTCGTCCTGCAACGAGAAAGAAGAATACAAAACGCGACCTTGCACCTGGCAGTCTTGGCCTTTGTTGTTGCACATCCAGACGGGGTTTTGGTAGTTGAGCTGACCTCTTGCAATGAGATCGTTTGCGTGGGGGTGAGCAGGGTTGTTGACGGCGATGTTGGCGGCCTGGAGGGCACGAGCGCGATCGCGCCCGTCAAGATTGGGAGAACACGAATGAGCCGCGCACTGATCTTGGCGTGCAGCCATGCGCGTCAGAGACGGGCCGATTTCGACGATGTTGAGGGCACCGTAGGTGTCGTAAACGAACTTGTCAGTAATGCGCCGAAAACTGTCCAACGCGGGGTGCGAGGACGAGGCGCCGCTAGGATCAAGTTGGTAACGACCAAACAATGCGAACAGGGCTTTCGAGGTGCCGGCAGGCAGGTTCCTAGGAACCCGGATGCTTGGGATGGTAGCGATTTGGGAGATGACGCCATTGATGATGGAAGAAAATTGGGTGTCGTAAGCGTCGGCGGAAGTAGTTCCGGCCTCCTTGGGGAGGGGGAACAGAGACAAACTCGAAGGGAAGAGCCTTCCTACAGCTGCACGTGCGCCGGCCATTTCTGACGAGGCTGTACAAATCGACCTTAGGGGACTAAGGGGATATTTCTGTGGTGGAAGTGGGG